GTGGCACCACCGTAGGGGCTCTGGAAGCTGCGCACCTCGGGCACCAGCGTGGACTCGAACGCGCTCGGCTTGAACCAGGCGGGGGCGGCGTACGTTGCCATCAGGCCACCGGCAGTTGGTTGCGCGCGAGCACCTGGCGCATGCGCGCCTCGGCGTTGCGGTTGGCGCGCTCGATGGCGCTGTAGACCTCGGCCCTGCTCACGCCTTCGCCGATGTTGATCGACCCGTAGGTGATGCTGACGCCGCCGGCAGCGCCGTTCGGGATCACGGTGCCGGAACTGCTGGGCACGATCATCTCGGGGCCGCGCTCGCCGACGATGTAAGCCTTGCCGGCCTGCACCGGGCCACCGGCAGCGCGGAAACCACCGAACAGGCTGCCCAGGAAGCCGCCGACGCCGCTCGCGCCGGAAACGAGGCTACCCAGGTTGAAGAACTGACTGAGCTGGGCCTTGGCCGCATCTGCAGCCATCTGCGCCAGCAGGCTGGCCCACAGGTCGCCGATGCTGTCGAAGTCGCCTCGCAGGACACGGGCCAGCGTGTTGCCGAGCGTGTCCTGAATGTCCTTGCCAGCATCCTCGGCAGCGGTGCCCAGCTTCGCCAGGGTCTCTGTGCCAGCCGGCTCCAGTTCCTTGAACCTGAGCCCCAGCACCTCGACGGCGCGGGCGTAGTCGGTCGCGCTGACGCGGCCGGCGTTCATCTCCTCGACCAGCCGCTCGGTCAAGGTCACCAAGCCGTCGAACTTCGCGCCAGTGCTCGCACCGACCAGGGCGTCGATCTGCTGGCGGATCTCGGCAGCCTGCTGGGCCGCAGGGTCCAGACGTGCCAGCGCAGCACGTGTTTCGTCGATCGCCTGGGCCACGGCGGGGGAAGTGCCACGGGTTTCGCGCTGAAGCGTGAACAGCGATTCGAGCTGCTGATCCAGCGCCGCGATGCGGGCGATGTCGGTGGACTCCAGGGCGCGCAGCGCGGCAAGGTCTGCCTCGGCAAGCTCGGGCAGCAGGCGGCGCCCAGGGGACGCAGCCGGGCGGGTCTTGGGGCCTGGATCGGGGATGTCGAGGCTTGCACCACCACGCACCGGACGGCCACGACGCGCCAGCTCTCGCGGGTCGCTCTGCCCCAGGTCGGGCGCAGTTGCGGCAAAGATGGTGCGGTAGTAGGCGAGCAGCTTCTCAGCCTCGGCGATGCGCTCGTCAATCTTCGGCAGGTTGATCTTGTCGAAGATGCTGCCGCCGGTCTCCAGCTTCTTGCGCTGGGCCTGGAGGTTCTGCAGCTCCCGGGTGTACTGGGCAATGCCCGAGCCTGCATCCGCTACCCGGTCTTCCAGCAGCAGGAACTTGAGGCCGCTCCCGATGCTGCCAAAGACCCGGCTCATCGCCTCCAGACGCACGAAGGCTTCGGTGATGTTCGGCAGGAAGTCCGACACCACATCCCGCCCGACGTTCTGGATCGACGCGGACAGCCGGGCCAGCGACTTGTTGAAGTCCTCAGCGGCCTGCGCTTGACTGCGCAGCACCGTGCCATTGGCGGCACCGTCCGCCGCCACATCCTTCAGCAGCGGCGCAAGGGTCGCCACGCTGCGACCGAACAAGATGGCCTCGGCGCGTGCGCTCGAACCGTCCGCCTGAAAGGTCTGCAGCGCCTTTGCCGTGGTCAGCAGCGCCTCGGCAGGGTCTGCGCGGCGCAGTTCCTCGACGCTCAGCCCCAGCGCATTGAAGACGGCGGCCTGCTCCGTGCCGATCTTGGCACCGTTCAGCGCCTGGTTGAACTTCAACAGCGCCGTCGATACGTCCTCGAAGCTGCCGCCGGTCCTGCGGGCCGCGTTCTCCAGCCGGCTGATGTTCTCGATGCTCGAGCCCGTGGCGTCGGACAGGTCGTTGAAGGCGTCCAGCCCATCGGCGATGCCGGTGATGAGCGCGCCCACACCGAACCCGCTGATGGCAGCCGCGATGGTGCCCTGCAGCCCGACAAACTTGGAGGCCAGCCCGTCGATGTTGCCCTGCAAGCCACGGAACTTGCCGGCGACGGTCGAGAACGCTGCGCCGGTCGTGTCTCGGGCAGCCAGCTCGATGATGGCGCGATTGGCGCGGGCCATTACGCCTCCTGCCTTTCGAGCCAGGCGCGGTGCTGGCGCTTGAGTTCTTCAGGCGTGGCCATGCGTTGCGGGATCGCTGCCGCCCACGGGTCAGACCGCAGGAAGTCCTTCAGCTCGAACAGCCGCTGGTCCGCGTGCTGGACGCGGCCGGAGTTGTGAACCCCGGCCATCAGCTCGGCGTGCCGGCGGGCCTGCCAGTCGCTGCCCTGCTGCTCGGCCTGCATCCAGACCATCCAGCCGGTGAACTCCTGGGCGCTCATGGTGGACATGAGCGAGGCCACGGTCATGCCGAGGTAAGCAGCGAGGGCGAAGGCGGCGCGCATTTCAGGCTGGTCCGTCAGCTTTTTTTTTCGGCTTCAGCGTCCTGGCCGCTCAGCCGCATCGCGGTCTGGAACAGCCGCACCGCGTCGTCGGGGTGCTTGGCCCCGAACGCAGCCCAGGAGGCCGTGCCCATGACGGGCTCGCCGTCGTCCAGCACCACGGCCATGCCCAGCAGGAACGGCACCAGCTCGACGCTGCCACGGGCCAGGGCCTGGGCTTCGGTCTCGCCGTCGCGCGGCGTCTGCAGCCGGCGGCGCTCGGCAACGAACCGCATCAGCTCGGGCATGCCCAGCCCGCGAACGATGACCGCGCCACCCAGGGGGGTGACGTCCATGTCTTCGCTCGGCAGGGCGTAGGCCGGCAGCGCGGCCCGGGAGACCGTCGCCATGTCAGCTCGTGTACAGCGTGGTCAGGCCGCGCAGGGCCAGGTCGATCCGGCCGCGCAGGGTCTCGCCCTCGATGGTCGGGATTTCCTGCCACGACCAGTAGCCGTTCGCGTAGATCACCGTGCCGTTCGGGAAGGTGAACCGGGCGGCGGTCAGCGTGGCGTTTTCCGACACGGTGCGCACGGTGTTGACGAAGGCCAGCGTCGGGTCAAAGTAGAGCGGGAGACCCACGCGGATCGGGCTGCGGCGGGTCGGGATCTCCTGGTCGATCACGTCGTCCAGCGTCGTGATGTCGGCGAACTGCTGCTCGCCGCCGGTGATCTGCAGGTCGCGCGTGAGCTGGCCGATGTTCTGCCAGGTGCTGATCTCGCGGATCGAGCCGGTGCCGCTGCCCACGGGGTAGCGCGCGGTGCTGCTGGTGTCGATGTCGTCGAACGTGATGTTGTTCGTGGCGACGGCCGAAGCACGCACGATGCGGCTGTTCAGGCGCTGCCAGCCGCTCGTCACTTCCATGATGTCGTTGACGACGATGGCGTGCCCGACTTCGAGGGTCGAGACCGCTTCCGTCGCGTTGGTGATGGCCGACATGGCCTTGGAAACGCCGTACGCGGATGCGATGGCGACCTGGGTGCCGACTGCGAGGGTGATGGCCATGGGGATCTCCGGGTGTCAGTTGATGAGGGTCTCGGGCGCGCTGGGCGCGGTGTGGAAAAGGGCCTGCATCCGCAGTCGCACGCGACCGACAGATGCCTCGCCCTCGGTGGCGACTTCGCGCTCGATGCCCAGCAGCTGCAGGCCGTAGGGCGGGGTGCCGGCGAACAGCAGCGTGAGCCCGGCAGCGGCCAGCGCGTGCAGGGCGTCGTCCAGATCTGCCGTGGCGCGGGTGCTGCACTCGGCCAGCACCTCCAGCACGTGCTGCTGGTAGGCGCCGGCCAGGTCGAGCAGCTCGACGTTCTCGCTGCCGGCGGTCACGCGCCAGGCCGGCAGATCGGCCTCGGCCAGCGGCCACAGGCGGCTTGTGTAGACCCGGCCAGCGGTGGCGGTCATGGGCACCAGCAGCGCGGCCAGCGCGTCGATGACTTGAGCAGCAGCCAGCGCCATGCTCAGGCCCTCGCCAGCGTCAGCCGGACAAACGCGCCATCGGGCGGCTCGGCCCGAACGGCGCGCACGGTGTAGGTGACGCCGGCACGCGCGAACGTGGTGCCGGCGGCGGCGGTGGACGCATCAGCGGCGCGCACCATGGCGCTGGGCTCGCTGGTCAGGATGTCGCCGAAGGCGTCGATGGTCTGCGTGTCGAACATGGCCAGCACCGAACTGCCGCCCAGCGTGCAGCGTTCGCCGAAGTCGGCGAAAAACAGGCTGGTGTCTTCGGTGAAGGCCATGGCGTCAGACCGTGGTGCCGGGCTCGGGCGGCTTGGGCGTGGCCTTGCGCATTGCGGTGCGCACGGCGCTGACCTGGGACTCGCTGGCGGTCCACAGACCCGGGCGATTGCCGCGCGTGGTCGGGTCGTCCTTGGCGTCCACAAAGAGGGCCTTCCCGGCGGCGCAGATTGCGCGGGCGGCGTCGGTCTCGACTTCCACCAGGCTTTGCGCCGGCAGGAAGGTGGGGCCGTCCATCGAGGGGGCGATGGTGGCGTGAATGATGAGGATTTTCATGGCGGGCTCGGTGGCGTTGATGGACCCCGCGCCGCAGCGGTGAGGCTGCAGCGCGGGTCAGGTCATCAGGCGCGCAGCGCGTCCAGCATCGCGGCGAACGACGCGGCCCGGCGCACCTTGATGTCCACGTCCTGCAGCGCCACGATCCGGCGGCCGCCGGCGGTTGCCAGGGCGTACGGGTCGAGGATCAGGTCCAGGCCGCCCCACATGCCGATCATCAGGTCGGACCAGTTGCCGAAGGCGATGGCCGAGCAGACGCCAGAGCTGGAGCCCTTGGTCAGGTTCGACGGCACCGCGTTCGTGGCGACAGCGCCGTAGCCGTTGACCTCGTTGTCCATCCAGACCGGCGTGCCGTTGGTCGATGCGAACACCTGCGTCAACTTGAGCTGGGCGCGCATCTTGGCGTTGGTCACGTACGCCATGTTGCCAATGTCGGCGTTGGCGATGGCGACCGCCTCCTCCAGGGAGACCATGTGCGCGTAGGTCGGGGCCAGGCCGTTGGTGCCACCCGCCACAGCGCCGATGCCGGCGGTGTTGATGACGCCCGTGGGCTCAGCACCGGAACCGCTGCCGGCCAGGCCCACGCGGTCGATTTCCTGCGCGATGCCCGAGGCCAGATCCATGCGGACCAGCTGCTCGATGGCGGGCGTGGTCTGCAGCAGCGTTTTGCGGCTGTAGTCGGTGAACATGCCGACCGTCTTGGGCGTCATGGTGACCTGGCCAAACGCGGCCTGGCTCTCGGTGACTGCCGTGGCTTCCGCGACCCAGTAGGTGGAGGCACCAGCGGTCATCGACGGGATGGCGATGTTGCCGACCAGGCCGTCCAGCATCGTCACACCGAGGCCACCGAGCACCATGCGGGCGCGCAGCAGGTCGATGAAATTCGAGGCCAGCAGATCGGTCGAAACGAGGTGCCCACCGGCGGTGGTGGTGCCGACCGACAGGTCACGCTTCGAGCTGCCCTGGAGCACGTCCAGCGGCACGCTGTAGCCGGCCATGCGGTGGCTGGCGTGCAGGCCCTGCTCGTCGATGGGGCGCTTCTTGCGCGCGGCGATGCTGGCCTCGATCTCGAAGCCGGCGGCGTGCTGCGCCTGGCGGTCGTTCGGCTCCAGCAACGCGAACATCAGGCGCGAGATGGAAAAGTTGCGGATTTCCTTGTCGGTCAGGCCGATGACCGGAGCCTCGGCGACGGTGGCCTTGCCCGATGCGACCAAGCGCTCCAGCACGGTGGCGCGGAAGGCGTCCACGGACTGGTTGCCGTTGATGGCGGCGTCGGCCTCGGCCTGCAGCTTGTGGGCGTCGCCCATGGCGCGGATGGCGTTGATGCGGTCACGCTCGCGGGTCATGGCCTGCGACTCGATGACACGGATATCCGGCTGCTGGGTGGCGGCCGGGGCGGCGGTGGTGGTATCGCTCATGGTGGGTTTCTCCAGGGGTTGAGCGGTTGCGGGGGCCTCGGCGGCCAGGGAACGATCCAATCCGACGGTCGGATCAAACGGGATAGCGACGTAGGAGACCTCGTAGGGCTCCCAGGACGTGACGCGGAACACCGGGGTGCTGCCGGCCTTGCGCTCGATCTTTTTGCCGCAGGCTCCGTCCAGCAGATTCAGGAACTGCGAGCGGCTGCAACGGCCAGCGGCTTCGAGGTCGCGGCGCGCGGTAGCGAACGCATCGACCGGGATCTCGCGCGTATCGGTCACGCCGTCCGAACGCTCGAACTCCTCGACCATCTGGTGCACGACGTAGCCGACCGAAACGTCCTTCTTGATGCGCTCGGCCACTTGCAGGCGCGCCTTCTGGCTGTCCTCATCGGAACCGAACCGGGTGCGGATGTAGCCCTTGCCGTTGGCGACGCGGGGCTCCAGGGTCGTGCCGACGTGCCGCTCGGGGTTGTGGTCCAGCAGCACAGCGGCACCAGCCTTGAGGCGGTCCATGCGCATCGCGCCAGGAGCGTGCGACAGGATCTCGATGCCGTACCAGCGCTCGCCCTTGTCCCACTCCGACGAAAAGCTGATCTCGAACACGTTCGGGTCGGTCTCATCGACCGCCCGCGTTTCGGCATCCGTCAGATAGCGGCGTTCTTTGAACATCGGTTACTCCATGCCTCTGCTGGCGATGAGTTGCAGCCGCATCGCGCGGCGGCGGCTTTCTTCTTGGTCGTCGTCCTCGGCTTCGGCCGGGTCGGGCTTGGCGGGCGCGGCATGCTTTGCTGCCGGCAGGCCCTTCGTCTTCTCGGCCCACTCCAGCAGCTCGGCCAGGATCTCGTCCGGGTCATCACCGTTGGCGACGATCTCGCGCTGCGGGCTGGTGAGCCGGCCCTCGATGCCGCTGCGCTGCGCCTCGATGTGCTTGAGCGGGTCCAGCGGACGCCAGCGGTGGCACTGCCAGGTGCTGGCGGCCAGGTACTGCGGCATGCGGTCGAACGACAGGCCCTGCATCTCGGGCGCTGCGATCAGGGCATTGCGCATCCACGCGGCGTGGATCGGCGCGCAGAAGTGGTCCTCGGAGAACCAGACCTGCATCTCGCGCCACAGCGTGCGCTCATCTTCGAGCCCCAGCTGGCCCGAGCTGTAGTTCACGGCTTCGAGGTCGTTGCCCAGCGTGATGTAGGCGACTTCAAAGGCTGACGCGACGTTGCGCAGACAGTCCTTGATGAACTGGCCGTACTCGATGTTGGGGTAATCGGACTCGAACGACTGCGCCGTGTAGCCCGGGGGCAGCTTTTCCCAGGTGCCATCGTGAAGCGTTTGAAACGGCACGCCGCTGGCGTCCTGGCCATCGGTGAGCTGGTCCACGCCGCTGACGTTGGGCGGGGCGGCGTTGTCCGGGTCTTCCTGCAGCCAGCCGCCGCGCTTCGCGCTCTCGCGGGCCTTGTTCAGCCCGGAGCTGGCGAAGTCGGCGGCCTGGTACAGCGACTTGAGGCCAGCGGCCATCCACGGCACGCCGCGCAGCTGGC